AACCCCTCCACCCCACAACCACCCCCCCCACCCCCCCCTCCCGCACACCCCCTCCCTCATACTCACCAGCCAGCCCTGCCCTGCCAGCCCTGCCAAAAGTGTTAGACGGATTAGGTAGACGGATTAGGTAGCGTTACCAAATCGTTACCAAATAGACTTGACTTGATTATCAAATAGGCATTAGACTAGCCATAGGCAAGTCATCCAGACAAGCCACAACCAAAGGAGTAGTAAATGCCAAAGCACCTAACCAACACTGAATTACAGAGTGAGATTGTTGAGATTATCTCGTTCTTTCGTGCGTCACTTATGTATCTTGATGGCGTATACACTATGCCAGCAGGAGCAGAACTAGACAAGTTCATCGCGAACGCTAGTGCCAACCTAGACAAACTTGCTTGGAGCAAGATGGCAGTGAAAGCAAGAGAAGAAGCCAACGAGGGCAACACACTCTAACCAGCCACCAAGAAGAACCCTGACGAAAGTCAGGGTTTTTCTTTGTATCGGTTTAGGTATCGGCTGAGTTCAACTCCAGTCTTAGTATATGCGTAGCATAGACAAAGACATTTCGAGCCTTTGGCGAGAAAGAAAAAGAGCCTGAGCGAAGCGAAGTCTCAGCGAGCGACCAGCGAGCATCAGGCGAAGCCTGATACTGAGTGACTAAAGTTCAACTCCAGTTTTATATGCTGAGTGCCTGCACTTTTTGCTTTGCCTGCCTTTGGCAAAGCAATAGAAGAAAGGATGAGCGAAGCGAATACTTTGCGAGCGACTAGCGAGCGTTAGCCAAAGGCTAACTCTGGTGTGTGGAGTTCAACTCCAGTTTTATTAGTGGGGGAGGCTTTAGCGAACGCGAAAGAAGCCTCCACCACGATTAGGCTTGCCATTATCGATTCTGCGAGCTCCCATGGAGCGAGCAGTAATCTTGCCTCCAGAAAAACCCATTGGAGGCTTGATGAGCAAGGCAGTCATAGCGTGAACCAGAGCATCTACTCTGTCTGGTGACTTACCTTCTCCTGGAACCCAGGAGAACATCTGACTCTCCAAGTCAGCGAGGTAACCAACGTGGTGAACACGACCTTGCTCATAGGCAAGGGTCACAGGCTCAGCACGAAGTGCCTTGCCATGCTTGCTATGGACCTCCAACACCTTGATGTTGGGGTCAATAGCATTGATAGCATTGCGAACCAGGGCTCCACCCTGATTCACTTCTGCTACAACAGGACAGCCCCACTTCCGGGCCATCTCGACAACCTTGTTGGCCCACTTCTCTGGTGAGCCAAGAAGTGAGGCATCTTCTAGGACCCAGGCTTGCCTCTTGTAGAGGTCCCTGTCTGATGTCGCAGCACAGACGACGATGCCACACTCGTCACGAGGGTTCTCTGCCACTGATGGGTCAACACCAATGATACGAAGTGGTGTGCCCTGAGGCATGAAGGACTGACGATGTTGTTCGATGAGCTCCTCTGTCCAGAGGGCTCCTTCGACATCGTCGAGCATCTCGCCATAGAGTTCCTGGGCAGCCAGGCGTGTGCCTGCGTAGACGCCAGTGATGGCGTCGAGGTAGGCACCTGATAGGTTGCCTGAGTTGTCGAGCGTGGAACCACGAGTGATAACGACGCGACCTGTCTTAGATTCCTCGATGAGCTTGTAAAGCAGAGGCACTCTCTTAGGTGTAGTAGTAACCATGATCTTTGGGTGGGCACCAAGACGAGTACCAACACGAAGGTTGTCGAAAGCAGTCATGCCTGCTGCGTCAGGGGTCTGACGCCAGGCAGCAATCTCATCGCCCCAGGCGTGAGTGAACTGAGGACCACGAAGTGAGTCAGGCTCATCTGCTGTGAAGCAGGTGGCAGTGTTACCATTGGGCCAGGTCAACCTTCTCTTGGAAGGTTCATAGAGTGGGCGTTCACTAGGTGGGGTAACATTCATGATACCTGATTCACCTTCAACAATAACGTCACGAACATCTGCTGCTGTACGAGCAACAAGAGCGAAGCGACGTTGTCCCTCTGTTGTGTACTTGGCCTGCTCTCTTACCCACTCAGCAGCAGTCCTGGTCTTGCCAGCACCACGACCAGCGATGTATGCCCATATGGCCCAGTCACCTTCAGGTGCCTGTTGCTCTGGCCTGCCCCAGACTGACCAGTCCCAGAGCAGAATGTCAGGGTCCATTCCTTGAAGAGCCAGAGCTTGTTCCTCTTTTGTCATCAAAGAGATCTGTTCCATCAGGCTTTTAGCCATTGAGTTCAACTCCAGTCTTGTATATATTAAGGGGTACAGGCTGTGCCTGCAAGGCAGTGATTGCTTCTACGAGAGCGCAGCAGTCAACGTTGTTGAATGCTCGAGCGAACGCAGAGGCGATAGCTGACTTGAAGATAGATCCTTTATTGAATGTAAACAAGGAAGTTCAACTCCAGTCCTATCGGCTGCGTGCGTGCGTGCAACGGCTTAGAGGATTACCTTGACGTTAGGGTCACCTTTGAAAACGGCTTTGAAGGTTACCGCATCTATAATGCCAGTAGCTTCAAGCTTATTAGAAGCTTGGAAGTTACGAACGGCTAGCTTTGTAGGGCCACCGTAATAACCTTGCTTGTCTAGATCGGCTTCAGCGAAACCAAGTTCAACAAGACGACGCTGTAGGTGGTACACCGTAAGCGACTTCTGAGAGTTGACGTTCTTATAGACACAAGCAGAAAGACGAACTTCATCGACTTCTCCATTACCTACAACGGCTGGGCCAGCAGGCTCAGGCAAAGCGTCTTTAACGGCATTGATGTCAACGGCTACAGGAACAGTGACACGAACAGGGAGAGGTTTAGGCTCCGGCTTAGGCTCGACCGCATCGTCAACAGGCTCAGCCTCAACGACAGGTTCAAGAATGGGTTCGACCGCAGGGGTAGACGCAGGTTCGATAGAGCCTAGTAACGGCTTCAGTTCATCAGACATAAGGGTTCCTTAATGTTTAGGGTGTATAAAGATTTTATCACAGCTATGCGCGTTGAGCGAGGATAGCTGAGGTGATAGCAGCTGCTCCAAATGCAATAGGCAGGCCGATCGAGGCAGGCCAGAGGATTGCAAAGAGGACAGAAGCAGCAGAGCAGACGACCGCAAGCACAGCGGACCAGACGACGCTTCTAAGGGCGTAAAGGAACTGAGACATATTATTTGACCTTCTTAACGGTTTTGATCGATTCTGAGGCATTCTGAGCCTTCTGAGGGGCAACGACTCCAAGCAACGGCTGGAGCTTGGTGGTACGTCGAAGGCGACGGATTGATATATAAGCGGCACCGCATCCTGCGCCGACAGCAGCAAAGAGTATAGCAATGATGGTTTCCATCAGGATAGTCCTATCTATAGAAGATCGTCATCGGATAGATCAAAGTCATACTCACCGGCTGGTGCGCCAATGAAAGCAGCCATAAGCAGGACAGCTCCGATAGCCAGTGAGACTATGACGATAGCTGCCAGGGCTATGATGGCCACAAGTGGTATTAGGTCCATGATGTATCTTCCGTACGTTGTATAAGTATCATACCATAAAAGGATAGCCCCTGCTAAGGACCACATGGTCTTTAGCAAGGGCTACCGCATGTTTAGTTGTTTAGGCTAGAAACCTATTCAGCTAAGCAGCTCTATGGCTGTTCCACCTTAGCTAGCTGCCCATACGTCATCTCCAGGCTGTGCTGGTCTTTGGGAAGTGTGTCCAGGATTCGGACATACTTCACCTTGGACCAGTTGGCCTTGGCGACGCCGGCTACGGAATCTATACGGGTACGAGTACCTGCGTAGTATGAGTGGATCATCTTGCCATTGCCGATGTATAGACCGACATGGAACGAAGAGTATCCTCCGTAGTAGAAGGCAACGATATCTCCGACCATCGGCTTCTTGACAACGGCACCTGAGTGCATCTGTCGAGTAGCTGAATGGGCGAGTGTTACTCCCACTTGTCCATAAGCCCAGCGGACTAGACCGGAGCAGTCCCAGCCTCGAGGAGAAGAACCTGAGAAGACATACCATGTCTTGCCCTTGTGCTTCATTACCTTCTTGACGATGGTGCTGATCTTGCCTTTGTTAGCCAGTTGCTTCTGGATTTTGCGCTGCTGTTGCTGAAGTTGCTTAGCCTTAACTATAGATCCGTGGAGGATCGAAGTTGCGGAGCTGTTCTTCGACAGCGCGTTTGCGATATTCAGTTGTGTTGGTTTTGTTGAAGCGTGTGCTGCGCTGACTGATGTAGCTGTGCTACACGAGGCCAGCAGCAATACGACTGCTCCAATCGTTAGTAACCTTTTCATCTGGCGACCTACCTTTCCTGGTTTATGAGTTAGTACTCGGTCGTTACTTGTTGGGTTCTCCCTAGTCCTGAACGGATTCAAGACGTTTTAATAGTGTATACCATAACCGTGCTAATGCAAAAATCCCCCGGGATTCCAGGGGACTATAGCAGGATGCTCTTGTTATTTAAGGAGATATTCGGATAGGTATCGGCGCATGGCAGATAGCTGACGGTGGTTGATATAGTCTAGATGCTTGTCAGCTAGTAGGAAGTCGCGCTCTAGGTCGAGAATGGAGATCGGATCAAGTGCTTTGAGATCAAGCTTTCCGGACAGGTATCTATCGTACGCGGCCATAACATTGTCTACCGCATCTTGAATGTAATCAGGGGTTTTGTTCTTCATGGTTCTATGATACCACCGCAAGTGCTAAGGTGTGTGTGTCAAAGCCGCGAAGCAGAACGATCGAGCGACGAGTGGGCTTTATGCCTACTCGGCGGAGGAGTGGCGCTGAGTGGAACGTGTGCGACAGATTGAGGTCCGTGCTGGCAGATCGTGCTTGTTTCTTATTCTTGGTTTTGGAGCCGAGCTTGCGAGGCTCTTTCAATTTTCCGCAAATGCCTAACCCTGCTACTTGGGGGATAAGTAGCAGGGCTAGGGGTCTGGTTAGCCTAAGTGGGCTAAGTAGGTGTCGTAGTAGCGGTTGGTGATTTTGTCGTGTAGTTCTCGGTCGGCTGAGAATAAACCGAAGGTTGCCGACAATCTGCCGACACGTAGTAGTTCAGCGGTGATTTCGTGTAGGTCTGCGTCTTGCTGAATACCTTTGGCAAAAACAAGAGCGACTTCTTTCAACTTCTCGGTGTCGTTCTTCTCAACAAGTTCCACAAAGTAGTTGGCAAAACCCTTGCTGTATTCTAAGACTTCTCGGTTCAAAAGTTCCAGCAAGTCAATGATGGCGTTATGAACCATCTCGGCTTTCATCTCTGGCGTTAGCGTGGTCTTGGTCATTTTTATCTCCTTACGGGCTGGTTGTCCCCGCACATTTAGTCTAAACGAATTGGTGAGATAAGTCAAGAATAGGGAACGGGGCGCTTTCTTTTTTGCTTCTGGTTTTGCTTATTCTTGGTTTTAGCCGCGGCGCTGCGCCCGAGCGTTAGCGAGGATCGCAGCTTTGCGGCTTTCAATTTTCCGGTGCCAAAAGCCTAACCCTGTCTATCGGGGGAATAGACAGGGCTAGGGGTCTGGTTACTTGCCTAGTTTCCGTAGGTCAAAGACAAGCATTAGGGCAAGCGTGGCAAGCATCACCATACTTGCGATAGTGAAAAGCCACATTGACGAAAGCAAGCGTTCGGCACTTTCTACTTCGCCAATGGCGGAGTAGCGAGTAACGGCGTTCTGTGCTGTGGTTGCTAGTTGCCAGCAAACGATAGTAATGAAACCGACAGGGATGTATTTGAGCATTTTTTCTCCTTGCGGATTGGTCGTATCCGCTCTTTCAGTTTACGCTATTGGGTGAGCCAAGTCAAGAACGGGGAACGGCGCGGCTTCTTTTTTGGATTGCCGGTTTTCTTATTCTTGGTTTGGGCGGCTTCGCCGCCTTTCAATTTTCCGGCTAAAGCCTAGCCCTGCCTATTGGAGAGTAGACAGGGCTAGGTGGTCGGTGGTTAGTCGGCTCCGCAACACATCGTGCAGTTGCAGGTGGCTAGAACAAGAACGCTCACATCGGCACAGGTGACGCAAGCTTTTCCGTTCGGGAGAAAACAGGTGCAAGGAGTGGAGGTTGCCACTACTCCTCCTCCTCGTCACCGAAGATTAGCAACCAGCAACCTGCACAGTATCCAGAGACAAAACGCTCTCGGACTTCGTGAGGCTGGTTTGGGAATACCTGCTGGACGGTGGCTCCTTGGTTGTAGAGGTAGAGACTTGCTCCGTCAATTTCAAGGACTACGGAGGTGCTACAATCTGGGCAAGGCTGGCTACTGACTTCGTAGCGACCTTCCTCAATTTTGGTGATTGTTTTGAATAACATCTAGACTCCTAGTTGTCGGTGGATAGGTTAGTGGTGCGAGGCTCGCCTTGGGGGGTAGCGAGCCTCGCTATTCAGTTGTAAGTCTAGTTTGCCACAAACGGCAAGGTAAGTCAAGACGGTGGCGGGAGGGCGGCTTCTTTTTTGAACCCGGGTTTTCTTATTCTTGGTTTGGGCGGCTTCGCCGCCTTTGAATTTCAGCTTCGAGAGGAGCCGGCCGCGCGAGGTCTGAGTGAAAGCGAACGCGCTGCGCGCGTCCGAACCGGGCAAGGCGCTGCCCTGTCTGAGCGAAGCGAAGCCGGGCAGCTCGCAGCCTGGGAGGATCGCAGCAGCTTGTGAGCGGACGAAGATCCGAGCAGAGCCGGCGGGGGTCTTATTCTTGGTTTGGGCGGCTTCGCCGCCTTTGAATTTACCGCAAGCCAAAACCCTGCCACTTGGGGGAAGTGGCAGGGCGGTCTTGGCTAGTCTCCGCAGAAACTACATTGTCCGTCTTCGCAGTCGCAATGGTAGCAGTCGGGACACATAATGTCGTAGATGTCGGACGCACCTCCGCCACCAGAGTAGGCTCTGCCAGACTCGTCATACATACCAGCCTCATCGCTTTCGGCTCGGTAGGTGAAGTCTTTGGCTGGGTGTGTAGCCTTACAGGTTGGACAGACCAACGGCACTTCGGTCTGTTCGTTTTCCATTAGTTCGTCTAAGTTCTGGACAAACTCATCATCTGATTGTCTGGAAATGGTTATCTTCTCCTTGCGGATTTGTCGGCTCCGCTCTTCAAGTCTAGCCGCACAGGGTGACATTGGCAACAACGGGGAACGGGAGGCTTTCTTTTTTGAACCAGGGTTTTCTTATTCTTGGTTCTCGGCGCGAAGCGCCTTTCAATTTCTCCGTGCCAAAACCCTACCTAGTTGGGGGAAACTAGGTAGGGCGGTCTTGGGGTTACTGCTCGGCGTTTACAAGTTGCTGGCAGTAGTTCACTACATCCTGCGGATGGTCGGAAAACTGAACAAGTGCTTCACCGAGTAGCCCTGCTTCTAGGAAGCCAGTAATCTCGGAGTGAATGGTGGTCTGCGTAGTGCCAAAGTATTCGTCGCTGAAACCGATTAGGTCAAGGAACAACATAAACGGCGTTCCCTTTCGTGCGTCGTAGTTGGTAGACCACTCGGCAAGATAGGCAACCTTGTCGGTGTTCTTCGGTGGGTTTTCAGTTAGGTCTGAAAATGTCGTTTTGGTGGACATTTGTATCTTCTCCTTGCGGATTGGTTGGCTCCGCATAATCAGTTTAGCCGATTGCGGTGCTGTTCGTCAAGCAGGGTTGGGCGGGAGCTTTCTTTTTTGCCGAGCTTTCTCTTATTCTTGGTCCTGGGCGGCTTCGCCGCCTTTCAATTTAGAACGGCAAACTCCCTGCCAAAAGACAGGGAGTTAGGTGTTACCAATTCTCGTTTACAAACTCCAATAGAGTTTCGTGATTAGCCCCATCTCTAATGAGTTTCATCAGGTCAAGGTTGTCCGCAAGTAAGTAGACAGGAACGGTGGTGTCCGCTGCTAGTTGGGCAAGGGTGTAGACGATTGTCGCCATTTTTTCTCTTTTCTATTTTTGTGTGGTGAGCCATTTTTACAACTTGCTCAGGTTGTGGAACTTAGAGAGTGGTCTGAACTACTTCAAACTTTACTCCACGCTGACGCAACTCAACTAGAAAGTCGCTGGCGTCGTATTCGTCTAGCCAGACGAAATCGTTGTGCTTGGCAAATGCTCGGTAGGCAGTAACGAATTTGAACTCGTTCTTGTCTACTTGGAGAAAACCTTCGCCTTGTGCTTTCGCAAAAACAAACTTGGTCATTTTCTCCTCCTCTCGATTTGTTAGAGGCTTCCCCTTGCGGGCTGGACACTATAAGTCTTTCACAAGTGCCGTGATAAGTCAAATAGGGTGTGGCGGCGGAGCTTTCTTTTTTGTTTAGTTGTTTGCTTATTCTTGGTTCTCGGCGCGAAGCGCCTTTTAATTTCCGGCGCAAAGCAGAAAGCCCTTGACCGAAGTCAAGGGCTAACTGGTTAGAGTTCTAAGAGAACTGAGTCTTCGAACTGGTAGGTACAACGGTCACAGATTGGAACTTCCAAGTGGTCTTCGACATCTCTGTCGTCTCGCCAGTCAATCAGTTTTCCGCTGTCGTAGTCGTACTGAACTCCGAACTTGATGTTGCTAGTTCTTGCGCACATACCACAGTTGGCTCCGCCATCATAGTGCTGATGGAAAATCATAAACGAGCCGATTTCGTATACTCTGTTTGCCATTTGTTTCTCCTTTACTCTTCTTGGTGTTCGTCAAGTGTCGTGCCTTCTTCTTTATTGAAGACTCGGTCGGTGATGTCGCAGGCAGTCTCAAACTGAGTCTGTCGGTAGTTGGCGTCTAGGTCGTCATCTAGTGCCATTGACTTGTAGAAGTCGGTAGCAAGAGAGAGTTCACTCTTGACTACTGCGATGATGTGCTCTATGCCGTTTCGGGCATCGTTGTTGAAGATTGCTCCGCAACTACAAGCGGCTCGGTACTCTTTCATTGACTCGTACCAAGTGTCGATGATTTCGTGGTTCATCTTATTTCTCCTTACGGATTGGTTGGCTCCGCGTAATCAGTCTACGGCACGGGGTGACTTAGGTCAAGGATGGTGTCGGGCGGGAGCTTTCTTTTTTGCTTTAGGTTTTTCTTATTCTTGGTCCTGGGCGCGCAGCGCCTTTCAATTTACGGCACGAAGAAAGAGCCAACCTTTCGGCTGGCTCTCTCGTCTACTCGCTTTCGCAGTATCCGCATAGACCTTCTTGGTGGATAAACCATCCGTGCTTACAGAAGTCGGTTTCTTGTCGGCGTTCGATTGCGTCCGCGACAAAGTCGATACACTCTCCGTAAGAGTATTTCACACCATCTATTTCGATAGTGTTCGATAGGTCGGTGTAGCCGACAAAGATACGCTGTATCTCGGTGAGCGTATCTAGCGAATACTCTAAATACGGGTTCGGCTGTGGCTCAAACGACTTGGCAAAGTCGTCAAAGTTCTCGGCTGTGAGTGTTCCGCCATTTGCGATAAACTCGCTGACGGCAAGCAAGACTTCGTCCTTGCCCTGTTCGTATTTGCTAGGCATTTTTATCGTTGTCCTTTGCGATTTCTTCTTCTAGGTAGTCCAGAGCATCTTCGGCGGAGATAATCCCGCTGTGGTAGTTGCTGTAAATACCTTTTACGATTTCTGCTAATTCGTCGTTCATTTTTATCTCCTTGCGGATTGGTCGTATCCGCTATTCTAGCCTATCAGTTGAGCCTGGTGTCCGTCAAGAGCGGGACGGCGGGGGCCTCTTTTTTGCTGAGCTTTTTCTTATTCTTGGTTTAGCGGCGGAGCCGCTTTCAATTTCAACGCCAAACAACCTGCCCTTTCGGGCAGGCTGCTCTTGGCTAGTTGTTGAGCAGGTCTTTCAAGGTTGTCCGCTGAATGTCTGCCATTTTGATAATGACATCAATTCGCTTTTCATCTAAACCATTGGTGTTGCCATCTTCGTCTACTCCGCCTGTAAAGACGACAGGACCGAGGATACATTGAGTTCCACCAACGGCATCTTCGTAGATGGCACTTGCCATAAAGTTTTCGGTGAAGTCGCTACGGAACAAGCCTTCTTCGTTCACATACATTTCAAGGTTCGGTGGGCGAACGCTTACAGGCTGTATCAAACCATCAACGGCTTTCTGTAAAACTGCGAGTGCGGTGCTGTCGTCAAATTCAACGACTTCATACTCGCCGCTTGTCTGGACTACGATTGCTTTCTTCATTGTTTCTCCTGTGTGGCTGGTTGTATCCACACCTCTATCTTTTCACAGATGGCAAGCCAAGTCAAGAACGGGAGGGCGGGGGCCTCTTTTTTGCTGAGCTTTTTCTTATTCTTGGTTTTAGCGGCGGAGCCGCTTTCAATTTCCGGCACGCCGAAAAGCCTAACCCTTTCGGGCTAGGCTCTCGGTGTTAGGCAAACAAGTCGTATTTGTGCTTGTTTGCGTCTATGCTGTTGGTTAGCCAATCTTGCGGAATGGTGTAACCTCTGTCGCTGATGTGCCAAGAAGTAGGGAAGTCATTGAACGCCACCTCAACTGCGGTTTCGTGAATGAATAGTCGCTCGCCATCTTTGTTGAAGTAGAAAGCGAAAAAGTAATCAGACCAATACTTACTCCAACTAGGCTCTCCTCGGTAGGTATCACTCGGTAGAACAAACCTAGCGTAGTGAAGTCGGTATCTGCCTCGTTCGGCTTTTGGTTTGCGTATCAAGTATTCCAAACCGAACGGCTGGTGAACGAATAAATCCGATAGTAGCCAATTCTCAACTGCCACTTGCCACTCGTAGTCTTTCTCAACAAGAGCGATTTTTAGCGGTTCGGCGGTTTTGCTGTATCCACCGATTTTTCCGTAATCCCTCGGCTTTGGGTAGTCATACTTGACAAACTGCGAGGGCAGAAGGATTTTACTTGTTTCTGGGACTTCCAAAACTCGGTGCGTTGGTAATCTATCAACGCTGTCATCTAGGAAGTGGGTTCGTGCTTTATAGACATCAAACATAGGTTCTCCTGTGCGGTTGGTTGTATCCGCTCTCTAAGTCTTTCATAGATGGTGAGGTTAGTCAAGTAGGGGCGGCGGGGACTTCTTTTTTTGCCTTCTGTTTTTTCTTATTCTTGGTTCTAGCCGAGCTTGCTCGGCTTTTAATTTTCGGCAAAGCCAAAACCCTAACCTTTCGGTTAGGGCTGGCTGGACTACTCACCTCTGGTTTCGCCACAAACTTCGTGATAACCATTCATAAGTTCATCTTCGTTGCTGTCATCAAGGAAGTCGTTGCAGTAGTGGCAGGTTTCGCCTTGCTCGCTTTCACGCTCGGTTCGCTCACGCCAAGCGTCCGCAACATCACCAGGGTCTATCTCGGTGTTGTATGGAGTTAGATAGGTGTCGCTGTCGCAAGAACAACAAGGTCTATCCTCGCATTGGCAACTTCCTCCGCTTGACGGAAGTAGTGCTGGCAGTTCGGACTTTGCTCGCTCGGCAACATCTCTCCAAGATGAGCGATTGAGTGGGTGAGCGTTACGCTCGGCGTGTCCAAGTGCCTCAATGATTTTGTTGATTTCATACTGAGTTAGCATTTTTATCTCCTTGCGGCTGGTTGTGTCCGCAATTCAAGTCTATCAGTTCGGCTGACAAACGCAAGTGTGTGGTGGGCGGGAGCTTCTTTTTTGTTTCTGTTTTTATTCTTGGTTTTGAAGCGCGAAGCGCTTTTTTAATTTACGCCAATGAGGAATACCTCACCTTGCGGTGAGGTATTCGTCAAGCAACACTTCTCTTACAAAGAACCCGTCTTTCTTAGGGTGGCTGGGGTCAGCCAGCCACCTTTCAGCATAGTCAGGGTCGGTTACCACTTCGTGAACCCAAAAGTTGCGACAAAGAACATAGACGGTCTTGGGCTTACTCATCTTCGCTTTCCTCAATCGGTGGCGAGCAAGTCAAGCAAACTTCGGTGTCGTCATAAGCGTCACGCACATCTTCGGGAATGAACTCGTTACAGTGGTTACAAAGGTAAAGCAAGTCCTCGGTGAAATACTCCTTGATGAAGAAGTCGGTAGCACCGTTCGGGTAGCCCTCTTTACAATCCCGACAGAGCCAAAAGTAAGTCAGTTCGCGAGCCTTCTCTGGGTCTTTGACACCCTCTGGAATGTCCGCATTGGTTTCCACCAGAGCGAGCGGGTCGCCGTCGTGGTAGACCGAGCAACTGTCGCATTGAATGTCGCCGTATTTGCTAATCATAGATTTCTCCTTCGTGGTTGGTTTTGTCCACACTACAATTCTTCCACAAACGGTGGGGCGTGTCAAGTAGGTGGTCGGCGCTTTTCTTTTTTGTTTAGTCTTTCTTATTCTTGGTTTGGACAGCGCAGCTGTCTTTCAATTTCAAAAACCAAACCAGCCAACCGAGGGGGGTCGGCTGGCTGGCGGTCTTGGTTACAAGCCTAGCGAAGTTGCTTTCTCTAAGGCTTTGGACATTTTTTCGATTAGGGCGATAGTTTCCATAATCGAAAGGGCGGTGTCGCTTGACGAGATAATTCCCCCGTCTGCGAGGTGAGTGGTGATACTCACTTGGATAACTTTACCTTCTGGGAGAAAATCTTCTCCCGCGTTTCGGCGGTCAATGGCAGACACCATAAAGGTGCTGTTTGATACCGGCTTGGTTTGAGTGGTCATTTTTGTCTTTCCGCGGTTGGTTGTGTCCGCATAATTAGTCTTTCACACTTGCCTAGTGTTGTCAAGGTGGCGGGGGCGGCGGTTCTCTTTTTTGTTTAGTTTCTCTTATTCTTGGTTTTTGAGCGCGGAGCGCTCTTTCAATTTCCAGCAAGCCTAGCCACCTAACCATTTCTGATTAGGTGGCGCGGGCTTATACTGCGACGGGTTCTACTCCGCTGGCCTTTTCTAGTGCTTTGTCAAAGCGTTCCTGCGCTTCTTGAATACGCCAATTTGAGAAGCGCTTTATCCACTGGCCGAACGTTTCGTTGCTGACGTTCGTGTAATAGCCGATAGCGCTCAACAAAAAGTCAAAGTCGTATACTGCGGTTTTGGTCTTGGTGTCCTCGTCATAGTGGTAACGAAGCGGGCCATAGACGGCGTTTAGAATTTGAATACGGGTGTAAACGTCGCCAATGTTCTTAGCGGTGAGTGAGCCTACTCCGATTGCTTGTAGAGTGAAGCAAAAGTAAGCAACGTCGTCGTGCCATCTCTCCTGCTCTTTCTTCGTGTCAAAGTCGGCAATGCGTTCTGCGTTCCAATCTAGGGACATAGTTTTCTCCTTGTGCGGGTGGTTGTATCCGCATAACAAGTCTTACACAGGGCGCGGGACTTGTCAAGACGGCGGTTGCGGGCTGGCTTTCTTTTTTGTTTAGTTTCTCTTATTCTTGGTTTTAGACGCGAAGCGTCTTTTAATTTTCCGGTGCCAGCCTTACCCTGCCTTTCGGCAGGGCAAGACTTAGCGGTTACTGCCAGCCTATACAGTCGATACAGATACCTGTATCGTGTCCGTATACATCTTGTGGCATACCATTTCCACAGTCTGTGCAGGTTGCGGCTGGTGTGAATGTCCACCTGCCTGTTCCAGTCGGTTCATCGTGAGAATAGCGAGTGCCATACAACTCATTACCCTTGATAGTGAACACATTGCGGAAGTCACCGTCTATCTCCATAATCTTGTGGAGTTTGTCTACATCAACGAAACCTTTTCCGCTTGTGTGATTCCAGCGTATGTTCTCAGCGACAACCATAACCTTGCCGTCTTTGTTGAAGTTTATCTGTTCGAGCCAAATAGGTATGAAGTTGTCGTAAAACTGAAAGACTTCTTCTTGATAGCAACCGTAGCAATACTCAGGTCGCTGAGGATAGCCGTATTCGTCTAACTTCGACTCGCCAGTTTCTTCGTCATAGATTTCGCAAGTGCAGTCACTGGTTAGTTCTGCCTTGTATTCTTTTATTTCCTCGGTCATTTGTTCCCTCATTCTACGGATTGTCCCGTAAGTCTAGTCTTTCACACTTCGCGACCTGAGTCAAGCCGTGGGTCGGCGGTGAGCTTTCTTTTTTGCTTTCCCTTATTCTTGGTTTTGGAACGCGTAGCGTTCTTTTAATTTTCGGTGGTGGCACAGGGGACACCCGAAGATGTCCCCTGCTGGCGATAGTTTTTCGTTTCAGCCTCAAGAAAATTCATTCCCTCGGCTCTCACTCCGCTTACCAACGGCTAGTATTGCGGTCTACTAGCAGACGCCAAGTCTCAGCACATTCTAGAAAACTGTCTTGGCTTGTAGTGAGTAGTTTAGCCACTTGCTCAGGTGGGGAGATTACTCTTCGTCTTTGTGGTCGAAGTAGTCGTTAGAACATTCTACACACATTCCAAGTTCTTCGGCGTGTATGTCGGTGTCAATAAGCGTTCCACACTTATCGCAAGGGGTCGTGCTACTCATCGCGGTTCACGATTGCCTCAAACGCCTTGTTGAGTTTCTCACTCTCGGCTTTCTCGGCTCGTTCGATAATTTCGCCTAGCAAGTCGCCAGCCTTTTCAGCGGCGCGAACGGTGTTCATCATCAAGCCTAACATTCCGCCGTTCTCCTCGATTTCCTTTGGCAAGGCTTCGATAGGAA